GTTTTAATACGGCGATTCGGTTGTCAGTGGTTACATATTTATGGTGGATGTTCACTACGAAGGATGGTGTATCATCCACTGGATGAACCATAATCATTTCATCTTCGCCGCGAACAAGGGCTTTAACCTCTTGCGGCTCACCTTCGCCACCTAACAGTAGGTCGCCAATGACAATGCTCTCAATAGCCTTGAATGTTCCGTCGTACATAGCAATCATTGAGCCTATGCCATGACAGCCCTTACTTACCATCTGGGTGAACGCTTTAAAAGAACCTGCCGTATCATCGGCTGACATACCAAGAGCAGACGAAGCGATAGTCATAGCTTCGAACATATCTGTGGTAGCCTTGCCCTCTAGTGCAGTGCCTTTGGTTGCCGCTGCAAACTTGGCATACTCACCAGAGCTGGCTTTGAGTGATACCGCATACTTATCTGCAATCTCTGTAGCATACTTCATGGAAGTAGCTGCATCACCAGTTGCGAATTCAAGGATACGCATTGTTTTTTCGTAATGGATTGCTTCAATCACGCCTTTAGCCAGAATAGCCGCTAAACCAGCGAGTGAAATCATAAGAATATTGGCTTTACCTGCGCCACTGTCCATCATCATAGACAATGCACTCAAGCGACCAGACACGCCACCAAGCTGTCCCTGTAGAACAGAAGCAGATTGTGCCACGTTACGCATGTGCTTATTCAGTACGCCGTTTTTCTTACTATATTTTGAAGTTCGTGATTTTACATTGTCTAATTTTTTGGCTAACGCATCTAGGTCGGCTTCTGCCGCACCTGTGACGGACTTAACTGTAATTTGAACATCTTGCTGCATTAGCTACCGCCTTATTTTAGCTACATGAATATCATAGATTTCTCCAATAATATCAATGGCTTGCATCATTGCTATAGGCTGTTCAAGTGAACCGCCGCTATATGGTAATGCTTTGTCGATATACCTATAAGCATCAAATGCCATAGACCAATCTCCAATGTACATAACAGGGCATCTATCCGTTATAACTTCTGATACCCATTCATTCTCACCAACGCACCCACCACTAGGCATGATACCGCCATCAGAGCGTGGGCATTTTGAGCATTGTTTGCCCTCAACCCACGCTGTAGCTGCGGCTCTTACTTTTTTTTGTCTTCTTTACCAAGACCTTCAAGGTAAGGTGAGCAAAGTTCATGTAGCTGGCGCAAATCATCAAGAGTATCACTATCCATGATGTTAGCATTGCTTGCCACATAAGCAGGGTCAACTTCCTTGCCGTCAATTTTCAACTCATCAATACATTCAGTAAGAACGAAATCAATAAGTCTAATATGCTTGATAAAATCAGACACATCTTCTTTGCTAATAGCTACATCCAAGTAAGCCATTTGCTTTGGTTTATCAATGACTTTAAGTTTAATATCAAACTTATCATCTTTTACGCGAACCCCATCATTACCCAAAAATTCCATTGTAGCTCCTTTGTTTTAAGTTATTACCATTGTCCATTGGTCGTCAGACGTAGTTTCATACAAGTTGTATGCAACATCCAACAAGTCTTTCTCTGCACGTTCGCCAAACGCAACACTATCACGAACAGCTTTGTTCGCGGTTAAGTTTACATTATTGCCTACGCCACCATTGAAAGTTGCTGTCAATGATACTTGAGTATTAGACAAAAGTGAAGTCCATTCAGTAATGGTAGAAACTGAATCTTTACTGATACTTGCGGTAGGCGCACGACCAGAAACATTGAACTCATGTCCGCCAATAGTTTTATGCTCTTGTACGTCAACACCAAGGTCAATGCCGAAGCTACCAACCTTGATTGTGCCACCATCACCAACTACATCAGTAGTCGAGATAACGTGTGGTACGGATGGGTCAAACGCTGCACCAGCAGGAACAGCAGCATTTACTGGAAGCATGTGAGGTGAAGTCATAGAGAATGAAGCTTTAGGAAGTTCGCCAATGTTGCCAGTGATAGAGCAAGTGCCTACAGCACCAACCATTTTCCATAGTGTGCCATCAATATAAACATAGATAGTACACTTCTCAATGCCTTGAGTACGAGGGCTGTATTTAACAGTGCCAACCACGCCATTAGCATCAGCAGGCAATACTTCAATATTACCACAAGCCTTCATCAAAGGCGACCAGTCGGGTGCAGTACCAGCCGTGCCAGAGCCTTTAAGTTCAACTTCCAAGGTCAATGTAGTATTGCCGTTTTGGTCGATGATATGCGGCATGTCACCAAAGCTTTGCTTGATGATACCACGTTGGATATTACTTAGGTTTAAGGCAGGGATAGCGCGACCAATCGTGCGAAGTGCATTAGCAGCCGCAGTTGGGACGGCATCAGTACCATTGGTTACTTCTGTCTTACATAGAACTAGATAGTCTAAAATCATTTAACTTTTCCTCCAACTGGCTGTGTACCAGTTGTATCTCTTTTTGGTTTTGGTACTACGTTTGGTTTAGCCATTTTTAAACTCCTATATCTGGCGCACTTGCCATTGTCCTGTAAGTAATTGAGTACGTTAAGCCAAGCGCACAAAACGGCGTTTCACTATCACCAGACGTTGACTTACTGCGCCCAACATACCTTACATTTGTAACTATCCCACCAAGGCTTGTATCAGAAGCCATTGCCTGTTCAATCTCAAGTTGCATCGCAGTCGCTACGGCATCAAAATCACCACGCATCACCACATAAGCAGCAACGCCTACAGTAAGTGACCTATCCAGCATCATACCGCCGCCATAGCCACCCTGTGACGCGCTTTCATCAGCAGTATTGATAAGTACGCATGGCAAGTCTGACTTTTCCAAAGCATGTACCCTGTCAACGAACACGTTGCTTGATATGGCACTCATGTTTGCGACAATCTTATCTCTAATCTGCGTTATAATGTGAGCCATTATTGAACCTCTAAAGCGAGTTCAGTCATGCCTGTGCCATCTGGTTTAATTCCTACAACGTAATAAGTCACGCCGTCAATCACTGCAATGTCCTCATGCTTTACACCAACAGCGTCAGACGCTTGGCATATAACAGCAGGTGTTGTGCTTTCAACGCTTCCATCAATGCCAACCACTTGATAATAAGCTGCGTCAAAGATACCAGCGATTGCATTGCCTTTAAGTGTGAAGCTTGTTGCTCCAAACTCGGAAGATGAAAGCATCGCTAAGTTATCAGCACTCATATCCATTGCCATAAAAATTAAACCTCATAATACAAACAGTAGTAAGTAAAAGCGCATGGGGTCGAAGCCCCACACGCCACACTTGTTTTTAGATACCAGAAAGAATGTAGTTAGCACCAACGAACTGTACAGCTTCATCAGTATATTGACGAACGCGATATACGTTAGAACGCTGTGCTTCCACACGGTAAGTTTCTGTAGTTACAACGCTTGGAGCGTCAGCAGTCCATAAGAATGTACGACCAAAAGAAGGCTCGCGCAAATCTTGACCACCACTAGACAATTTCATAACACAAACTTTCGTATTATCCCAAATGTCAGTGATAACAGTTGCTTTACCACGTTTAGCACTATCTGTAATTGCATCGCCAACCAACACTTGCTTAACGCCGAAATAGCGAGCCAATGTTGCTTTTTGTGCATCTTCGCCTTCAAGTAAATGAGGCGAAGTGTATTGAAGATAGGTCAATAGTTCAGCAGTAACCAACACGTTTTGGAACGCTTGATAACCCATAACTACTGTATCAGCTTTTACACCAGAAGCAGAACGTAAAGATGAGATAGCGTCTTTAATGTCAGCTTTAGGCTTAGCAGTTGCAGGTACAGACCAAGCAGTACCAACAGCAGCAGTGCCAGCAGCATTCGCTGTGTTTTGAGCAATACCAGCAATACGCTGTTCCATGCCACGCAACAAGATACCAGCAGCGCGAACTGTAGCGACTTGTTCAGCAGAGAAATAACGTGCATACAATTTTGCTTCTGAATCGTCTAGCAATTCTTCGTGACCGTTTTCACGGCAAGAGAAGTTACGCAAGTCGAAGTCATAAGTATCACGGTTATAGTTACCACGAGCAGAGCGTGAAGTGTCATGTGACTTCAACAATGCTTCGGTAGGGATAACTGGATATTCAGCAGATTGTAGAGTGGTATCAAACACTGGCATAACGTTCATGCCGATAAAGCCTTGGTTTGAACCACCTAAGATTGTTTCGTATGCAACTGCGCCCAAATCGGGACGTTGCATAGCTTGATTATTTAATGGCATTTATATCTCCTTAATACTCAATAATTTCAATGATGTCGCCAGCAGCAGTAGCCGCTTCAACTGCAACACCAATAGCAGCACCAGAAACAGTACCAGACACACGACCAGCAGCAGAACCGTACAAAGTCGCACCAGCAACAAAAGCAGCAGAAGCTACAGCTTGTTTAGTACCTGACATTGAACGTGGACGAACAGTTACCAATTCGCCAATAGCTACAGGATATTCAGCATATCCAATGTGTTGTGCAGTTGCTCCAGTAGGGGCTTGTGATACTTCTGGTGGCGAAGTCAGAGTGCCAGACGTTACGACTACGCGCTCGCCTTCACCTAGAGCAACAGCAGCAGTGAATGTTCTTAAACCTTCATTTAACATGATTTATTCTCCTAAACCTTTAATATATTCAGCGTGTGCGTCTGGGTTATCAGTAGCAACACTACGGATTGCATCAGCTTTACTCATGCC